AGTGTAGGCTTTTTTTGACTTTAATGTGATGTCTTTGTATAATTTTTTTTCTTGTGTGCTCATATATATATTTATTATCCCTGTGGGAACGTCTTNTTAGAAGCTGTGATTATTTTTGCTGAGTAAGGTGCACCATCATCTATCAGATCACCCAGTCTAGCCACCATCTGTGCCTTGTGTCCTATGAACACTTTGCTGGTAGCAGTGATAATGTAGGCTGTATGTCCACAATCAGTTTTGATTTCATCACCCAGTGTGGCTGCTAATCTGTTGCCATCACACACCACTTTGCTGGATCCAGTGATGATGGTGCCACCGGTGTTCAGTGGAGCCAAATGACTGGGGTGAGAGCAGGTACCTTGTGTTCTGTCTCCAATGCGTGCAATGCCTCTGGACATTTGTTTATATTCCTATTCCTGCAAGTTGTGATGTCAAATTGTTTTTCATAGCATCTGCTGCTGATTCGATAGCTGATTGATTGGCTGTGAATTGAGTGGCTGCAGATTCAGCCATATTTTTAGCAGCATCCAACAGTCCCATCACTTGTGGTTCTAAACTGGGAATCGACTGAGTCAGCACTTGAGTTTTGATAGCATCAAAAGCAGGCACAAGGTCACTGCCCAACGAATTCAATTGATTCATAATTCCACTGCATCCTCCAGCAGAGGATGTTTGCACTGCCAAACTTAACTGAGGTATTAGAGCCTCCACAGATGCTGCCACATCTCCCACCTTGGCTGTGATGGCAGAAGTAATGCCTGCTGCTGTGGCTCCAAAACTTGTCATGGCACCTGTGATGCTGGATTGAAGACTGGCCAAAGCAGGAGGTAGGCTGGGCAAGGATGGAATACTGCCGTCCACACCAGGCAGACCTGGCACTGAAGGAAATCCTCCAGGAAGATTTTCTAAACTAGGCAATGAAGGTAAACTAGGCAATGAAGGCACGCCTTGAAATCCGCCTCCTGCAAAATATCCATCGAATGCTTTTTCAGCCTGATCTAGCAGAGGACTCAAATCATTCAATGCTCCTTTTAGAGCTCCCACATTGCCTGCTATTTTAGGAATAGTTTCTTGAATTTTCTTTTCCGCTTCTTTGGCCAATGCAATGGCGTCTCCACCCACTGTGGCTCCCAATGTACCGCATAGGTCGCAGGCTTGACCACCCACGTTGACCAAATCTGTGGCTGCTGTGGTGGCTGCTTCTATGCTGCTGGTGATTGATGCTGGAATAGTAAAATATGGCATAAAATTATTTATTTTTTAAATGCGTCAGGTATGCCCGACAAGGTTGTGTTGGGTATCTGCTCAATGGTGGTCCGATCAGTGCGTGATGTTTTCACATTGTCAGGGTTCAAATTTTCATGATGTGGCCATGGTTCATGCTGAGGCACACGTTTCATGATGTTGCCACTGCTTTCACCTGGATTGGTGTGTGTGCTCAATGGAGTTGGCTCTGTCTTCACTGCTTTGTTGTTGTTGAGGTTAATTACTCCACCTGTGTCCAGATTAATATTGCCATCTGCATAATGATTGGTGCTGCCCACAGATATGGTTTGATTGGCTGCCACTGTGATGGTTTGATTGCTGCCTACTGTGATTCTATGACTGCCCAATGTTTCTTCAGTAATACTGCTCATGGCCTTGATGTTGACACTGCGTCCTGCTTCGATGTTGACATCTCTGTCTGCTTTGAAATTAAAGTCTGTCTGCGTGTGTATGCTCACACTGTCCTGCGCAAATATGTCCAACTTGCCGTTGGCAGTCATTTCGATCCAGGTGGTACCAGCTGCATTGCCAATGTAGATCAAATCTTCTGAATTGTGCATCAATATTTGATGTCCTGTGCGTGTTCTAATACGCACCAACTCATTGTGAGGTATGGTTTCATCTGCTGGAGTAACTATGTCTATGTTTTTATTCACATATTCTGAGGGTCCTTTTGCAGCGGAAGTCTTACGTAAAAATTTATCGTCACCATCATCCATCACAATGCTGCTGCCACCCAATCTTGAATGATATCTGCCACCTTTGCCTCGAGCATTGCCGCGTTTGTCCAATGGGCCTGGAGTGCTGACTCCAAACACACTGCTGGGTGTTTCACGTCTGGCACTGGTGGTGGTTAATCCTCTGATTTCATCTGTTAATAATCCTTGATTTTTTAAAATATTTTTAAAATCTGTATTAATAGGCTTTAAATTTTTTGTAGCATCTATTAAATTTAAACTGTTAATCAACAATTCTTTGTTGTATTCACCCACTGGTAGTTTCTTCCCAATGTCTGTTAAATTGGTTGTGGTGTCAGTGAAAGTGGTTGCAGGTCGACCATCAGGAATCATAAAATTTTGATTTTCTGCCTGTACACAACCAATCCAATAGCCTTTATTGATATTGCCTTCCACAAATATCACCAGCACTATGTTGCCGATGTCTGGCGGAATAAACCACATGCCGTAGCTCTGCTGGCTACTGGCATAATCTGTATTTTTAGTCACTCCTGCATAGTTGGTCACACCGTAAAAAGGATTAAGATATTCTACCTGTACACGCTGATTAGCTTCCAATGAGTCCATGCCAGGATCCACAGATCTCAGCAACTCCACCTCCAGTGTGCCCATGTATTTGCCATCCAGGTGACTGGTGATTCTGGCTTCGTAAGGACCTGAATCCTTTATTGAGCTTTGTTTGTTGGGGCTGCTTCTGCGATCAATTGAAAACATTATGCTCCTGTCCCGTCAATATTTGGGGCACCACCTTCTGTATCACCATAGATTGGCTGGCCCAAAGAAGTTGTGCTGGTGCTTTTGCCTGTGATTTCTTGATTTAGTACTCTTATTAATTTCAAATTTTGTGTAAAGGTTCCGTTTGTAAAAATATTGTCCACGAAATTTACTTTATACACTCCACTGAATTCATCTAACTGCACAAAATTTTTATTAAGATCGTTGGCTGTGCCTTTAAACACCATGTTTCCGTTGGACGTATAGTCTATGGGTGTTCTAAAATTCACCACACAATATATGCCGCTAAAAGTAGGTTCGGCACTGCCATCTTTGTTTATAAATTTCTTTTGTCCTGTGCGTGGATCCTTGTCCACAGTTGAATAATAGTTACCCAGTCCGCTGTCAGCTAAAAAATATGGATCACCTAGCAATTCAATTGTGGTATCTACTAAACTAATGTTGCCAGTCATTATCATATCGTGGAATTCTAAATTCAGTCTTTGTTCTGTAGTAAGTTCACCCAGTGCTTCATAATTTTTTCTGCGAGGACTTGCATAGAAATTTGCAGTCAGTTTACCTGTGCCTACACCTTGTGCTGCAGCATCACCAGCCTTATCGTCTGCTGAAGTTTCTTTTTTTTCTCCTTCATTTTTTGTTTTTTTATTAGGATCTTCTTTAGAGTTGGCTTGATCGCTGGGCAACTGTTGTTGGAAACTGGCTTTGATTTGAATATCGAATTTTAATACATCTAGATTTTTACCAGTAAAAAGATAATCATATTCTTTCACTACAAACTTGTTAAAATTTTCTGTTTGAGTTTTTTTATTAATTTTTGCAAACAATGATTCATGTACTTTGTGTTCTATCACGTCAATTACTATTAACAATGGATAGGTGCCATTTTTTTCCACAATCACTGTGTCATTTATGTAAAAAGCTCTAGGCACTATCTTGAACCATGTTTTAAAACCGTTGGCATCACTGGGTTGAATCAACCGTTGACCGTACTCACTCAGCAATATCACGTTTGTTATAATATCAGATAGAGTTGTGCCCTGTTTAAAACTTAAATTTGGAATTTGGCCTCTTACACGAAATTTTGATAGTTTTGTAAATTTATCATAGAATGTATTATCGTCCTCGCTGCCTACATTCTTATTTTGTTGTTTGGTAAGATTTATTTTGGAGTTTCCAATATTATTCAAGCTGTCTTTGGATTGCACGTAACTGGTGGCATTGGGGCTACTAACCACTTGTGCACCAGTGCCAATAATATTACTTCTTTGTAAGTCTGCAGTGGATGTTGCTGCTAACTCTGCATCTTGATACGAAGTTCTTTGACTAAGTTTTTCTTGTGCTTCTTGAGTTGGAAAGTTTATTATGACGTCATTTATTTCTTCCAGCGTAGTCTTATTTTTATTTTTTGCTTTTCTATTTTTATTTAATTCGTTCTGTAATGCTATCTGCAGCATTTCTTGCACTGTCGTGCCTTCAATTTTTACATCTTTAGGTATTGTTTGTGTACTGTTCTGCAATGCAATATCACTTGTTGGGACTGCTTGAATTGTGTATCGCGCACCAGCCTGATCCGCAGTAAAATCAATATTACCAATTTTTATAGGAAATATGCGTTTAGTGCTGTTGCCCAAGGCATCTTTGACTGATTCAACTTTGTTGTCCAATGTGTGACCTATAAATTCAATAATCAAACACCAAGGGGCTTCTATATAGTTTTTAAATCCTGCTTTCAATCCAGACAGTCGCAGTGTTTCGACAAATGTGCCCATACTGTATGGTTCATACACAGTAAATTCTAATTTTGTCACATTACTTTGTCCTTTGTCTTGAGGACCTATCATGGTGTTGATGTTGACGTCACCAATAAAATATTCACGTGCAGTTCTTGTGTTAGAAGTGCCACCATTGAAATCTAAATCATAGGGCGTGAGAAATTTTGATTGCCCAGAGCCACCACTTCTCACTATAATTATTTGAGGTGATTTTTGACGTAATCTAGCAGGAAAATTAATCTCTTCCAAAGTAAGACATGCCAAAGTAAAAATACAGTTGAATGAATTGTACTGATGCAAAGGGTTTGGCACTTTGTTGGGAAACAATTCTCCCACGTCCACTGTGGCTGTGTCTGACTCAAAAGTGTCTCTTTGATAAAAATTTTGACCCAATGTTTGACCCAATGCCGCAGCATCTCTTTGAGATTCTGTGGTTGGTATCACTCTAATGTTTGTTGATGCATCAGGAATTGACATTTTAGATTCCTAAGGCTTGTCTCAATTTGGGTCCTTGCGGCAAATAAATTTTTATACCAGCCACTAGATCATAAATTGGATCTTTGATCACATCCATGTTTCTCTGTGCAAACACCCACCACAGTTTGGTATTTTTATACAAATCATAAGCTAATAAATCTGGTCTGTGTGTGTATTGTGGCTCCACAGTGTACAACACATCATCTGCAGTGGCAGGAATGGGTCTGATATTGAGCAAATCTAAATATTGGTCATTTACGGTTTGTGTGTTGGCAAAAGGACTGTGGGGTTGATACTGAGCCATTAGATGAATCCTCCTTCACCCTGCACATATTTGCCATTGACAAAATTATTCATATTGAATTGAGATATAGTAGATCTGCTGTATTGAGGTTGCAATATTATTGATATCAAACTTTCTGATGGCGCCCAAGCCAAACTTTTATATTGTCCTTCGTCTGTGTCTCCCAATGCTTCTGGAAATAATCCTGTTTGAATGTAATCGCAGTCTTTGCCCAACTCTATGTTGAAACTAGTGATAATCACAGGCACATTTTTAAAAACAAAATCACCATAGCCATTCAACAGCACCACAGGCGGTGGAGACCCTGCGTCTGAGCTGCCTTCACCATAACGCATTTTTGTTGCGCTTCTCAAATAATGCACACATGATACCCAATATGCTGCTTCCACACTATTTTGCACATAAAAATCACCGTTGATTTGAATTTGATCCACTGTGCTGTAGTTGAATGAATTAAAAGTGTAATTGGTGTGAGCAGGATTGTTAGCAGTGTATTGAGCACTGTGAGCCATCAATATGCTGGGTGTGTAGGGAAAACACAATCCTCCGGTTTTCATCACAGGCAGCATCAATCTGCTGTCTTTGAATGAAGTAGGAATGCTTAATTTGACTCTCCAATCTTTTTCGCCTGGTTTGGCAAGTGCTGTGGCTGTTGTTAAAGTTTTGGCATCAGGCATACCATCTTTGGGCAATGATTTGCCTCGCACATCGCTCATGTTGAACATGCTGCCGGCGGCTTTGGCTATGCCTGCGCCTGCTATGGCTCCTATTGCTGTGCCTGCTACTTTTTTTAAAAATGACATATTTGTAATATATTAAGTATTTATTGACATAATTAAGTATGTAGTTTATAATGAAGGCTAATTAGAAAGGAATTCAATGAAAAAAATAAACTATCTCAACAACAAAGATCTGTTGGAAGAAATACACAAATCCAAGAATAGCTATTGTTCTTACACTAAAGATGAACACAGCCGCTATGATGCAATCATAGCTTCTTTGGAAAAAATCAATGTGCGCAGCATAGCAGAAGCCAAACGGGTTAGAGCCAAGCGGTTGGCTCAGGAAGAGTTTGAACGTCGCAAACTTACTGATCCCAAGGTCAAACTGTCCGAGTGCGAAGTGGACTATAGGAAGATACAAAAGCATGAGCTGGTATTCAGAGTCATGACCTATGAACACATACCCAACGAACCAGGACGCAAAAAAAATCCCAAAAGTTCAGCTGATAGTAAATGCAAAGTGAACTTTCCTGCATTTCAACATTGGAAGCATGATGAAAAAGGCAATCTTTCATGTGTGGGCAAAAGTCACTGGGAAGGCGGCATGCACAATGGCAAGTTCAACAAGGAAGGCGGCAAACCCACTGCCAAACTGGCCATGATGTGGATGAAACTGTGTGAACGTTATGCCACCAGAGGCAATGTGCGAGGCTACACCTACAATGACGAAATGCAAGGACAAGCTATATTGCAACTGACTCAGATTGGATTGCAATTTGATGAAAGTAAATCTAACAATCCATTTGCATACTACACAGCAGCAGTGACCAATTCTTTTGTGAGGATCATCAATATCGAAAAAAGAAATCAAAATATTAGAGATGACATTATGGAAATGAATAACATGATGCCCAGTTCCACGCGACAGAATTCAGAATCATATCAAAAATCGATGGATCGTGAATTCAAAAAGAAAATTTAAATCCTTGACTTTAATCAATTATTTGTTTACAATTAAGTCTTGGGAAATATTATCTAATGTTTAAAAAAGCAGCCGTCTTTACTGACATACATTTTGGTCTGAAGAGCAACAGCATGATTCACAATCAAGACTGTGAAGAGTTTGTGGATTGGTTCATTGACCAGGCCAAACAAAACAATTGTGAAACTGGTATATTCTGTGGTGACTGGCATCACAATAGAAATTCGTTGAACTTGATGACCATGGATGTCTCCATCAAATGTTTGGAAAAACTGGGTAAGGCTTTTGAAAAATTTTATTTCTTTCCTGGCAATCACGATCTGTACTACAAAGACAAGCGTGATATTCACTCAGTGGAGTTTGCAAGATTTATTCCTGGCATCACNGTGATCACACAGACCACTACCATAGATGACACAACCTTAGTGCCTTGGTTGGTNGGAGATGAATACAAACAGATCAAAAAAATCAAAAGCAGATACATGTTTGGTCATTTTGAATTGCCGCACTTCTTAATGAATGCCATGATAGAGATGCCAGACACTGGGTTGATACAAGCAGTGGATTTTGTGCATCCAGAATATGTGTTCACAGGACACTTCCACAAGAGACAAACAGCAAGAAACATACATTACATTGGTAATCCCATGCCGCACAACTATGCAGATGTGAATGATGATCAGCGTGGTATGATGATCATGGAACATGGTGGCACTCCCAGATACATCAATTGGTACAATTGTCCAAGATATTTGAAAGTAAATTTAAGTCAACTACTGAATGATGCAAAGAACATTATACTGCCCAAGATGCACTTGCAAGTGACGTTGGACATAGACATCAGCTATGAAGAAGCCAGTTTTATCAAAGAAACCTTTATAAAAGATTACAACTGCAGAGAAATAGTGCTGATTCCAGGCAAGAAAGATGATGAACTCACCAGTACATTGGATATCACACGTTTTGAATCTGTGGACGAAATAGTCAGCAAAGAGATCAATGCTATTGAATCTGACAGTTATAATAAAAATACTCTATTAGAGATTTACAGAGACCTACAATGATCAAGATCAAAAGCCTCACAGTTAAAAATTTTATGAGTGTGGGCAATCAAACACAAGGCGTGAATCTAGACAAACAAAGACTCACATTGGTGTTGGGAGAAAATTTGGATCAGGGCGGAGATGATTCTGGCAGCAGGAACGGCACAGGTAAAACCACACTGATCAATGCACTGAGTTATGGTTTATTTGGTGAAGCACTGACAAAAATACGCAGAGAGAATTTGGTCAACAAGACCAACAACAAAAACATGTTGGTCACACTAACTTTTGAAAAAGACGGTGTGAAATATCGCATTGAAAGAGGCAGACGCCCCAACACATTGAGATACTTTATCAATGACTCGGAACAAGAGATCACTGACGAGAGTCAAGGCGACAGCAGAATGACTCAGGCTGCTATCAATCACATGTTGGGATTATCGCATGCCATGTTCAAACACATATTGGCATTGAATACCTACACAGAGCCGTTCTTGAGCATGAGTGCCAATGATCAAAAAGACATCATAGAACAGTTGTTGGGCATCACACTGCTGAGTGAAAAAGCAGAACTGTTGAAAGATCGCATTAGAGTCAGCAAAGAAGACATAGCCATGGAAAATGCACGTTTGGAAGGCATTAAGATGAGCAATGAAAAGATCAAAGAAACCATTAACTCGTTGAGCAACAAGGAAAAAATTTGGAACACACAGAAGAATTTGGATATTGAAAAATTAAATAAATCCATTAAAGAGTTAGAGTCTGTGGACATTGACAAGGAGTTGGTGGCACATCAGCTGCTGGAAGATTGGCTCAAGATCAATAATGAATTGAAACAATTGCAAAAAGATCGCAGCAGTTTGGAAATGACACTGTTGCAGGCAGACAAAACAGTGAATAAAGTGGGCAATGATCTGGATAAACTGCATGACAAAGCCACTTGTTATGCCTGTGGTCAAGAACTGCATGATGATAAATTTTGTGAAATACAACGCAAGTTGGAAGAAGAATATGGTGAAGCAGTCAACTACAATCAAAGCATACAGGCTGAAATAGCCATAATAGATGAAGCTATCAAACTCATGGGCACACAAGACACACGTCCAGACACATATTATGACAGCATCAAAGAAGCATATGAACACAGACAACATCTGGAAACTTACAAATCCACACTGAAAAACAAAGAAGCTGAACAGAATCCTTATGTGGATCAGATCACAGAACTCAGCACAGAAGCACTGCAAGAACTGGACTGGAGTGAAGTAAATCGCTTGCAAACTTTAAAAGACCATCAAGAATTTTTATTAAAATTGTTGACCAACAAGGACAGTTTTATCAGGAAGAAAATAATAGATCAAAATTTAGCATTCTTAAACAACAGGCTCACCCACTATCTCACAGCATTGGGACTGCCGCACAGTGTAATATTTAAAAATGATCTCAGTGTGCAAATCACCATGCTGGGACAGGATCTTGACTTTGACAATCTCAGCAGAGGAGAGCGTAATAGATTGATATTGGGCTTGAGCTTTGCGTTTAGAGATGTGTGGGAAAGTTTATATCAAGAGATCAATTTGCTGTTCATAGATGAATTGATTGATTCTGGATTGGACACAGCAGGTGTGGAATCATCCATTGCCATACTGAAACGCATGAGCAGGGAGCGTGGCAAGAGCATCTATCTAATCAGTCACAGAGATGAACTCATGGGTAGAGTCAACAACACACTCAAAGTGATCAAAGAAAATGGATTCACTTCCTACAGCAATTCAACTGAATTTCACGAGATATAGGAGCACACATGGACGACACACATGATTTATTGACCAAGGCCTACATGAACTACTTCAAATACAATGAGAAGTTTGCCAAAAGACCCAGCCGACAGAGCAAAATACAGGCTAGAAAATGGTTGAGTGAAATACGCAAACTGGGTCGCACACGCCGAGCAGAAATTGTGCGTGAATACAAACAGCACAAAGAGAAGGCCCGCACACAGTGAGCACGGCGCAGCCGCTGCGGTAGACGCTATAGTTTGTACGAAGTACAAAACTACGGCGCAAAAATTTTCTGTGCCTTTTGGTACCAAAACTTTTCAATCACTGCCAAAATATCACAAAGATCCAAGACTGCTGTGAACGAATTCATCACACAGTAAGTACCTGCATGACGTGGATGTATCAGGGCAAATCATTGGATGCACTGCCGGAAGGCANCGAAGGATTTGTGTATCTCATCACTAATTTGGTATCTGGTCGCATGTATGTGGGCAAAAAGTTGGCCCAGTTCAAAAAATCACGTCCACCACTCAAAGGCAAAATCAACCGACGCAGAAGCCGGGTGGAATCAGATTGGCGAGACTATTGGGGCAGCAACGAACATCTGTTGCAGGATGTGCAACAGCAGGGTGCTGATCAATTCACCCGAGAGATACTGTACATCTGTCGCAGCAGAGGCGCCATGGCATATCTGGAAGCCCGCGAACAATTTGAACGCAAAGTGTTGGAGACTGATGCATACTACAACGGCATCATCAATGTGAGAATAGGCAGCAGCAATCTACTGAGGGAAGAAATTCAAAGGCTCAAGGCACTGACATAGCAACCACACTGATCTGAAGATCCAGGAAATACGTCTCTCAAAGATGGTGAATCCTGAGTTGCACAATGAGGCAAAAACGATGGTGCTCTGTGAAACAGACACAACACCCATATTGAGGAATTGCTTGAACAGTTCCCACAATATTCCGTAGCAATGAAGTCAGCCAAGAGGGGTATAGGGCTACCGCCCCGCAGTAGCAATGGCTGTTCAAGATGGCGTGCTCATCTCGTATGACGTCACCACTTCTCCCCGTTCTGGGAGAAGTATGGATCCACTATCTGTATGAGCGAGCAGTTGCTTCGCAACTTGATAGAGCTACACAGTGAGAGCGCAGCGATCACTTGGACGAACTGGTTCGTCCACTACTTGTGTTTGGGTTCACGCTGTTTGGATTGTCTTTTTACTAGATCTCGTTCGTCACTGTCTATGATATACCAAGCCACTCCAATGATCAACAACAGTGTGGCAATATTCAATATGTATGCAATCATGATATAATATCCTTTGGCAGTTAGTNTTGCAATTGTGCCAGTGCTAGGGCAGCGTCCTGCGCTAGGTTGGGATCGAATTCGGTCACTGTGTGCCACAGATTTTCTTGCGCGGGTGCTGATCGCACCCTGTACAGATCAGTGTGTGGCCAGGATCTCACTTGCAACGCCTGCAGCACAGCATGACTGTACACATGCACACTCCGAGGCTGCATGCTCAGCAATTGATCAATGTTGGTTTGATTCAACACACTGTGATAGGTTTGAATTTCAGTGACTCTAGAATCTTCAGCAAAGTTTCTGGCAAAGTGGTCGCCGCGCAGCCACGTGGTGTTGGTGTGTATCACCACATCTTCTGCTCTCAGTCTGCAACGTATGTGNNCNAATCCCAGTCGTCTCAATCTTTCTGCAGTGTGTCTGCCCACGCATTGTATTTCATAGGGCAGCAGTGCTGTGAGCGGATGTTGATAGTGTTGGATGGCAGC